CCCGACTTGCCCTGCACGCCGATGAGCACGTGGGGGCCGTTTGCAGGGTTGCCGGTGTCGGCAGCTTTCGCGGCGGCCTCCGTCGCAGCCCAGCCCTTGTCGATGTCGTCGATGGTGATCACAGCGCGAGCACCCGCGGCAGGTAAGAGGCGTGCAGCTCGTTGACGCGGCGCTCATAGATCGAGCGCGCGCCGTCGGCCTCTTTGCTGGGGTCGAGCCGCGCGAACTCGCCCGCGGGCGTGAGCACGAGCAGCGCCGCCGTGAGGTTGCTCACGACCATGTCGCGCACGGCCTCTTGCGCCGACGGCTGCGGGCGTACGAGGGGCGCGAGCGGGTCGGGCGGTGGAAACGTAGGGTCGCGCGGCTCGAGCAGCTTGTAGAGGCGCAGAGCGTTCTCGCTCATGCCGCCGTCGAACGAGCACGCGCAGGCGCTCGCGCCGTAGTCGGGCGCAATTTGCAGCTCGGCCTCGTAGAGCTTGTGCGCGACGAGCAGAGGGTCGGCGCGGCGAAACTCGGGGAAGGCGGCAAAGATGTGCTCGACGGTGACCATGGTTAGCGGCGTTTGGCTTTGCTCGCGGCGGGTGCGGGTGTCGGCTCGAGCTCGGCGGCGGGCTCGTCTGTCGGCTCGGGCTCGAGCTCGGGGGTGACCTCGAGCGTGACGACGCGGGGCTGCTCGAGCTCGGCGGCGGTCGGCGGCGGGTGCACACAATCGCTGAGCGCGACGGGCCCCGCGATGCCGGCGGGCTCGCCGACGAGCGCCGGTGCAGCTGCGGGCGGCGTGGCCTCGATGTCGAGCTCGCCCTTGGCGACGAACGGGCGCAAGGGGCCCGCGAGCGCGGCGCGCACAGCCTGCTCGAGCTCGGGCGGCACCTCGACGCGGTCGAGCGGCACGAGCATCAAGATGCCGAGCCCTTGGCCTGGCGCAGCGATGGACAACAGACGCGGTGAGCGGTTGGTGATGTTCATGAGGTCGGCTCGTGGCGCTTGGCGCGGCGGTGGTGTCGGTGGTGCTCGAGCTCGGGCGCGGGCGCGGCCTCGGGTTCTGGCTCGGGCTCGGGTTCTGGCTCGGGCTCGGGTTCTGGCTCGGGCTCGGGTTCTGGCTCGGGCTCGGGTTCCGGTTCTGGCTCGGGCTCGGGTGCATAGGGGTCTTCGTGCTCGCCGGGCCCGAGCTCGGGGACCGTGAGCACGCGGTTGGTGAGCGGGTCGGTGGCGTACGGTACCGTCTGCGCTTGCCTGCTCGTTTTGAGGTATCCCGCAGCCACAAACGGAGCGAGCGGGCCCGCGAGCGCTGCGTTTACAGCGTCGACGTCGGTGCCCATGTACTGATAGAGCAGTCCGTTGTTAGGCACTTGCCCGAGCTTGCGGAACTGCTGAATGCCACCCGCCGCGGTGAGCAGGAAGCTGACGATCTGCGGTCCAGTGTTGGCGATGTGCATGGTTTACCGACGTGGCGAGTAGAGCTTGAGCGAGGCGCAAGGGTGCCGCTGCGCCGCCGTGAGCGGCGCGCGGGCAGTAGCGGTGCGAGCGATGTGTGCTGCGCGAGAGGGGCGCTGCTAGATGCCGTCCATGTAGACGCCCGAGAGCGGCAGCTCCCACGCGACGCCGCCCGCGCGGGCCATGCTATTCACGACGAGCGCGAAATTTTGCTGCTGCGGCGCCTGCTCGTTTGGCGCTTCGGTGAGCTCGAAGTGCACGTGCTCCTCGTCGCGGCGGTACCACACAGCGCGAGGCCCGGTGCCGGCGGCGTCTGCGAGGTCGAGGTACTGCCACCAATCCACGTTCCGCACGTACTGCGTGCGCTCGAGATAGACGGACAGGATCGTGTCGCTCGGGTCGGCGCCTGCGCCGGTGTAGAGCGAGGTGTTTTGAATGTAGCGCAGCTTGGCGAGCGGCAAGAGCAGCGTGTCAGGTGACTCGACGCCCTTGGTGGCGACGAGGATCGCAGTCTCGCCCGCGAGCAAGTCGTTGAGCACGTCTTGCGGCGTCTTCGTGCCCGAGCCCCATGCAGTCGTGCCGCCGACGTTGGCTGCGGCGACGACGGGCACGTTGGCATTGTTGAGCAGCCCGCGGATCGTGCTGCCGGGCTCGCCGAGTGCAGCGAGGCGCTCGAAGCGCTGCTCGAAACCGCGACGCACGGCGTCTGCCTTGCGGTTGCGGTAGTCGACGCCCGCCATGCTGGCGCGCTTGACGTCGAGCACAGACCAGTCATACGCGAGCGCGTACGAGAGAATGTCATAGGTGACCTTGGTGCTGGTCACAGCGACGCGGCGCACGTCGTCGGCGTAGTTCGCGATGAGCTCGGCGATGCCCGCCGAGTCCCACGCGTAATAAGACCACGTGTCAGCGCCCGCGGGTGCCTCGCTCGTCACGGGTACGAACAGGCGCCACTTCAGCGCCGGATAACGGATCTCACGCAGCCGCTGCGAGATGTACTCGAGCTGCGTTCTAAAAAACGCGGTGTCATTCGCGTCGAGCCGCTCGAGCCCGTGCGTCGCGGCGCGGGTGAGCGCGAACGATGCGCAGAAACGGTCGAGCTCGCCTGCATCGAGCCGCAAGCCGATTTGCTCGAGACTGTTGGTTAGGCGGTTGGGGTCGATGGGCGCGAGCAGTGAGTGCATAGCGGTGGTGTTTCCTTTAGGGCGCGCGGTAGGTGCGAGCGGCTCGGGTCAGAGGTTGATCTCGACGATGGCGACGCCGCCAATGGCTGCGCCCTGCACTACGGTGAGGTACGGGGCTGCGACTGCGTTGCCCGCGTCTGCGTCAGCACGCAGCGCGCCGAGCACGTTGCCCGCGCCGACGGGGCTAAACCGCACAAACGGCGTCGTGTGCGACGCGAGCGCGGTTTCAGCGATGATGGCAATGCGGCCCTTGCGCAGCACTGGCAGCAGAGCGCCGATTCTGTAAGGCGGCTCGGGATAGGACGGGTCCCACTGCGTGATCCCGGTGACGCCGAGCAGCGTGGTGACGTCGGCGCTAAGCGCCGGGCTGCGCACGGCCTTGGGCGGTTTGCCCGCGGTGGTGTCGTAGCAGACCACGACGCCGACGGGGATCGCGGTGGCCACTGCGAGCCCCGTGACTGCGGCGTGCGAGTAGTTCTCGATGAGCTGCCCGTTGACTCCGATCGGGTGCTCGTAGTTGTAGATCAGTTGCCCTGGCATACGGTCGTATCGCTTTCGTTGAGTGTTGACGGCGTCGAGCGTGGTTGTGTGGGCTTGTTAGGTGCGAGTGACCGTGAGCGGCTGCCGCCATGCGGGCGGCTCGTAGGCCGTGGGCGCGCCCGCGGGCTCGCGTGACTTGAGCTGCGCGCGCACCACGTCGGCGGCGCTCGTGCCGGGTGGGAATCCGTCGGCGCGTCGGTGCGGGTCTTTGCCGCCGCCCGCGGGCTTGATCTGCTTGGTGGTCGCTGTGAAGTAGGCGGCGACGTACTCGTCAGACTGGCCGGTCATGCTCGCAGCCGAGTCGAGGTGCGCTATGGCCTTCTCTTGGATCTGACGGCTCGTGAGCCCCGTGAGCTCGACGCCTGCGCCGAGCACGGCGCGGGCTGCGTCGAACAGCGCGACGCGTTCTGCGACGAGTGAATCGAGGCGCTTGGTGTCGCTCGCAGCTGCGAGCTGCTTGGCGGTCGCGTCGAGCTCGGCGGTTTTGGCGTCGAGGCGCTTCTGCAGGTCTGCGCTTGACGCGGTTGCAGTCTCGAGCTGCGCGGTGACCTTGCGCACGAGCTGCTCGGCCTGCGGGGTGACTTGCGCGTCGATGCCATCTATGCGGACGGTAACTAGATCCATGCGGGCGGGTCCTTTGTGCGGTGGTGCGGTCTCGGGCGGCTCGAGCGGGTCGAGCGCAAGCGTCGCGGCGAGCGGGTTGTCGGTGAGCTCGGCGGGCTTGCCGTCGAGGCGCAGCGCGACGTCGGCGCCTGCGCGGCCCCAACCACGCGGCCCGAGTCCGACGTGGTTGTAGACGATGCCGGTCTGCTCGGCGTCGTAGCGCTCGCCCTGGTAGGTGCCGGGCTGCTCGATGAGCGTGCACGTGTAACCGCAGCTCGCCTCGACGCGGTCGCGCCGCTCGACGGCGGCGATAAGCTTGGCGTCAGTGATGAGCAGCGTTGCCTCGACGTAACGCTTGCCGTCTGCGCGAGCGTCGCCGGTGACGTGCCCGAGTGCGAGCTCGCGGGCGTTGGTGGCGCTGACCATCTCGCGCGGGTGCAGGTCAGTGATCGGAGCGTCGGCGAGCGTGGCGAGCGAGCCGCCCGCAAACACCTGCTCGGGTCGGCGCAGCTCGCGGCGCAGCGTGCCGTCGGCTCGGCGGTAGGTCAGCACGCCTGTGCGCGTGACGCGGGCGGGCGCCCTGAGAAACCCCTGCGGGGTGCGGGTGACCTCGCCAAGGGTCGCGGCATCGTAGCGCTCGACAGGCTGCACAAGGGGCCCGTACTGGGCGAGTTTTGAGCGTGTCAAGACGTCACGCAGGCATGACGGCGCGACTGCGTGACTCCATGACTGCCGAGCGCGGGGCGGGGGCAGCCCGGGGAAAGCCCGGTTATTCGATGGCGGTGGGCTGCGGGGGCGGGTCTTGCCCGAGCCGGCGGAAGTGCTCGAAGCGCAGGCGGTGCACGTCCTGCTCGAGCTGCTCGAGCTCGGCGTCGGCGAGCTCGGCGCCGCGCGTGTGCTCGTGCAGGTCGAGGTCAGTGAAGTCGCCATGCGCCGGGTCGGCGAGGTAGGCGGCGGCGATTTCGCGGATGTCGGCGGCGCTCCATGGGTAGAGGCGCACGGCGAGCAGCTCGGCGGCGGATTGGGTGGCCATGGCGCAGCCTACCACGCAGCCGCGCCGGGCCCCTGCGCCGCGCCGGGGGGCTCGACGAGGCCTGCGCCGGGCCCGTGCGCCGGCGGCGGCCCGCGCGCCGGCGGTGCGTGAGTACGATGTGAATACGTTACGCACACACTACACTCGTAGTGTAATCGATGTGATGCGTAGTGTAGTCGTTTGCAGTCGTAGTGTATGAGCTTGCGTGCGTAATCGATGCGTATGCGCGCCCGCTCGTCGACGGTGCGCGAGCCGTTGGCGCCCGGCTGAGAGGCGCCCGGCGGCGAGCTCGTCAGTCGTGCGGGATGAACGGAACGGCCTTGGTCGCGGCCTTGGGGTTGCGCAGCTGCGACTTGATGGCCACGCGCTGCTCGGGCGTGAGCTTGCGCATGGAGAGCCAGAACTCATCGGCGATGGCCTGCGCGGTGGCGGGCACGTCGTTGCGAGACTTCCAATCGAGCGCGCCCTCGAGCAGCTGCGCTCGAGCCTCTGCCGCGGTGAGCGTGGTGTTGTCGGTGATGGCCTGCAGCATCGCAGCGATCATGCGGTCGTAAGAGCGGAACGGGTCGAACGTCCAGCCCGTGTCCGTCTGCTTGGGCAGCGCGAGAATGTGCTGCGGCGGCAGCGCCTCGAGCTCGAGCCCCGCGAGCGTCGCCGTAAACCCGCGCGCGCTGACCTCGGTGGCGATCTCGTCATAGAACAGCCGAGTCGCGCCCCACGTCGGGTAGCGCATGGTGGGCCCGTAGCCGTGGGCGACCTCATGGAATAGCGTCTTGAGCCCCGCGAGCTGGTCGCGTTGCGGCGTCTCGCCGGCAGCGATTGAGCGCAGCCCCGCGAGCGCGTTCTGCGTGCGCGACTTGACGAGCCGTATGTGACCCGTCGCCGGCTGCATCTCGCCGTAGACCGTGCCCGCGCGGTTGAGCCGCGCTTTGAGCTCGATGGTCTCGACTTGCGGGACGTCGGGGCCCCATAGCTCGCAGTGCGTGAAGGTCTCGCGCTCGTACCACGCAGCGATGAGCGCCCGCGCGGCTGAGCCGTCATCGAGCCCGCGCAGCAGTTGGTCGATGGCCGTGGCGAGCTCGGTGGCGAGCTGGTCGCGCTGCTCGGGCGTCAGCTCGATGGCCGGCGGGATAGCGGCGGGCGCTGCCGGTGGGGCTGCGGGTGGCGCGGGCGGCTCGACGCGGGGCAGCGGCGCGGGCGGCTCGGTGATGCCCGGCTGCGGGCGCGGCAGGCGCGCGGGCGCGGGCGGCTCGACGGGCAGCGTGGGCAGCGGCGTCGGCGCGGGTCGCGGCAGCGGCGCGGGCGGCGGCTCGACGGGCAGCGGCGTCGGCGCGGGTCGTGGCAGCGGCGCGGGCGGCGGCTCGACGGGCAGCGTGGGCAGCGGCGTCGGCGGCGCGGGCGCGGGCAACGGGGGCAGCGGGGTCGGCGCAGCGGTCGGCGTCGGCAGCGTCGGCGCAGCCAATGGCGGCGCGGGTGGCGCGGTCGGCAAGCCCGGCAGCGTCGGCTGCGTGGGTGCAGCGCCGCGCGGTTGGATGCGCACGCGTCGACGTGGCGGCGCGGTGATGGGGCCCGAGCTCGGGCCCGCGGGTAAGCCCGGCAGCGGCAGCTGCTGCGGTGCCTGCGGGGCGAGGGGCGGCGGCAGCGGGCGAGCGAGCGGCGACGCGGGCGGGCGCGGCGGCGCGGGCTCGGGCGGCGGCTCGGCGTCAATCACGGCGTCGTCAATGATCGGGATGGCAGAGCAGCGGCAGGCATAAAAATGCGTGTCGAAGCCCGGGTGCGCCCGCTTGCCCGTGGTCGGGTTGACGACGGGTGGCTCTGCCCACTTCTGTTGCGTGCCCTCGAGCGCACGGTGATAGGGGCGCACCTTGCGATCTTTGCTCGTGGCCCACGTGTAGTCAGTGATGCCGAGCTGCGTCTGACGCAGCCGCGTCTGCTCGCCGTGGTATTTGCCGATCGCGTCGTTGGCGATGAGCTGCGCGTGACGCTTGGCGACTTGAAACTGCGCCTCGAGCTTGGCCGCTATCTCGAGGCGCAG